ACCGCCAGAGATATTAGAATTCTCAGGTCTTGAAATAATATAATCAGGGTCGCCCAATATCTGATTAATAAATGTATAATCAGGGGTATTAAGAACACGGGCAGTAGCAATAATGACATAACACGATTCATCTTTTAAATCCGCTTTATATTGTTCGGCTAATGGTAGCAGAGAATCATTCAAGGCTAAATCTTGATTTTCTCTCCAATAATTTAAATCTATTCTCTCGCCATTTTCATCTACGATTGTGCGATACCTATGCAAACTGCAAACGATTGTTCCATCCATATCATAAATTGAAACCTTTTTAATTTTAGCCATTTTTTAATCCTTGAAATATTGGTTAATTGCCGATTTGTATTCTGCCATTGTAGCAAATTTTAAACCATGACGCAAGCAAAATTTGCGGAATTCTGCAAATTGTTTTAGTGTGTATTGTGTTTTCATCATAGCCCCAATTATACAGCAAAAACCGCCCAAAAACCATGTGTGTGAAAATACAACATAGGTGTTTACACCTATTGACAGGGGCTCCAAAATTATGGTATAATTTTGGCGCAAACCGAAGTGAGTGCTTACTTCGCTGCGGCGCAGACCTGAATACCTGAGTATTCAAATCTGTTAGCAAACAAAAGTATTCATTTATCCAGCCAAAGCAAAAGTGCACCCTTAACCCACACAAAAACAACAAAGCCAATGCAAAAATATAGTGCTTGCATATCAGTCATTTTAATCTACCTGTACATCTACAACAGTTTCATTACGAATTGTCAAATACATTTCAACAAGTCCCATCGATATCCAAACGCAATCATTACCCTCACGCATAGCGTAAGGCATATTAGGATAGCGTTTAGCCATATATTTTTCAGCAATTTCAAATTTTGTCATAGGTCTATTATAGCATGGAAAGTTAAGATAGGGGGCAAAAGCCCCTATTAGTTGTCAGGTCTTTTCAGCCTTGATAAAATCAGCAATTTTCATCAAAGCAATTTTATTTGCTTTAGTGAGTGATTCTGTATCGGCTTCGGTCAAGCCCAATGCATCACCGATAAAATCAGCGTGAACATCTTTTTTAACAGGTGTCTCGCCTGATTTTGTTTTGTATGCTTTAGCGACATAAACCTTTTCACGGCTCAATTTTGCAACAACAGAACGAACAGTTTTGCCGAATGTCTCGGCAATCATTTCAACGCTAGTACCAGCTTGATAGTCAGCAACCATTCGAGCAGTTTGCTCGGGCGTGTAATTCACAGTTTTCGTAGTCATCTTTATTTCTCCTTAAAAATATATTATAACATCAGGGTTTCATTAACGCAAGCCATATCCACAACGGTGAAAAGGTTATTGCAACAAACAAGGTAGCTTGCGCTACCTCAACTATTAGTTGTTTCATTCTGTAGCCTCACATTCAGCAGAGTAAGCCAAAGCATTTTGTGCGTTAACCATTTCAGCGTATGCCTCACGGCTTTTAGTTTCGTAGTACGCAACCAATTTTTCAGCGTATGCTAGGGCGAGGGTTTGTGTGTTAGTCATAGTGTTCCTTGTCATCATGTATTCTATTATACACGAATAACCTACCAAAGATCAAGTGTGTTGAAATACAACATAGGGATATACACCTATTGACACGGGGGCGGTTATTAGACTATAAACTGCCCATAGCCGATGGGCCCCCCGACACGGCCTATTTAAGGAAAATTTCCAAACACCCTAAGGTGCCAAAATCCACACTTGCTAAAATACTCCTAAACTGGTATAATCAACACAAAAGGACACAATTATGACCACTCATTTACCTGCAGAAACTGTACGCATCAGCCCCGAAGCACTAGAAGTTGCCAATGCCTACCTGCAACTTAATGATGCCAGAGCCGTTGCCCAAGAATTAGATCTAGACCCTGAAGTGGTAACTAACCTACTAGCTAAACGTGAAGTAAAATCATATATTGATTCAGTATTCTTCGACTCGGGCTATAACAACAGATTTTTAATGCGACGTGCTATGGATGCACTAATCAAACAAAAGTTTTCGGAGCTGGAGGAATCACAAACTGGCTCAACCAAAGATATTGCTGAATTGCTACAAATGTCCCACAAAATGTCAATGGACTTAATGGATCGTGAAATCCAGCTAGCCAAAGCGCAACAAGCTGTTGGCCCACAAAAACAAGTTAACGTACAAATCAATGACGCACTAGACGGCAGCAAGTACTCACAACTAGTGCAGCGCCTAATTACTGGCGAAGGTGTTTAATGTTGCCGCAGATTGGAGATGCGGATGTATATGACAAAATCAATCCCGAAGACCTTTGGTGTGCAGATAAACTTATTTTAGCCAAACGACTAGGATATTACTGTGGCCCAGCAGGAATATCCCCTAAGCCAGGTAAGTATATAGTACGCCCCGTAATAAATTTAAAAATGATGGGTGTTGGTGCTACTGTAGAATATTTAGACCGCGACTCAATTCCTGACGGTTATTTTTGGTCGGAAGTGTTTACAGGCCGACACTTGAGCTTTGACTACAACTATGGCAAGCAAACCTTAGGGGTTGAAGGATTTAAAACCAATCCACATCGCCTAGACAGATTTTCACACTGGACTCGTGTTCAAGACATTTTTGAACTACCAACAATACTGCAAACAGTAGCAGACAAATACCCTTGGTTTAATGTTGAGGTTATTGGTGATAAGGTAATAGAAGTACACTTTCGTTACAACGATGACTTTGCAAACCATACTGCTCAAACTATTGTACCTGTATGGCAAGATGAATTTTACGCTAGTGAGTGTGGGGACCGTTTAGGCTTTATATTAATAAAAGATACCCCACAATGAAATATTTACTAGGATTAATACTTTTTATATCAAGCGTTGTGGTAGCACAACCCATAATTATACAAAAGCCCGTAACTTGTACAGAAACTAAAATGTTACTACAAGGATTAACAAGTAGTGATTACAAAGAAACTCCTGCATGGCTAGGTATAGAGCCTGGTGCTGAAGTATCAAAGTACAGCGTGTTTGTTAACCAACAAACCAAAACCTGGACAATAATCCAGTTTAATGATAAAATAGCTTGCGTACTAGGTACAGGTACAGACAGCACCCAAATATTTAACGGACCCAAAATATAAAATGTTAGACTGTTTAATTTTAGGCGATTCAATTGCTGTAGGTACTCATCAACAAAGACCAGAGTGCGTAGCCTATGCTAAAGGCGGCTGGAATACTTGGCAATGGAATCGTGACTACTTAAAAAATAACTTGTCAGCTAAAACTGTAATTATCAGTTTAGGCAGTAATGACCATAGCGGAGTTAAAACTAAAGCTGAGCTGCAACGCATACGTGAGAAGGTGGGCGTTGCCAAAGTGTTTTGGATTTTACCAGCCGTCAAACCACATATACAATCACACGTCCGCGAAATTGCTGAGCAGTATAATGATACTGTACTACCATTTACCCCAAGCAGCGACAAAGTACATCCAACCACACAAGGCTATCGTGAACTAGCAAAGGCCACAAAATAATGTTATTAGTCTCACGACCAGATATCAATGTCGACGTTATCCAAGAGTTTGATCCTCAACAGAGGTTTATTAAGCTACCCATAACAAATTACCTAAAGCTGCTAGATGTATACGACACAATCAACCGCCCACAGGTTGCCCTTATAAACGCAGTCAACGATCCTAAATACAGATTTATCTGTGCTGCACTAGCACGACGTCTAGGCAAAACTTATATTGCCAATATTATCGGGCAGCTAGTTACACTTGTACCTGGCAGCAACGTGCTAATCATTTCACCTAACTATAACTTAAGCTCGATCTCATTTGAACTCCAACGTAAACTCATCAAACACTTCGACCTCGAAGTCGCACGTGACAACCTCAAAGATAAAATCATTGAATTGTCCAATGGAAGTACTATTCGTATGGGCTCTCTTAGTACCGTTGATTCAACTGTTGGTCGATCGTATGACTTAATTATATTTGACGAGGCCGCACTAGGTGAAGGTGGCGAAGCTGCTTTTAATGTTGCACTACGACCTACACTAGACAAGCCTCAAGCAAAAGCTATTTTTATTAGTACCCCTCGTGGTCGTAATAACTGGTTTTCGCAATTTTGGAATCGCGGCTTTGACTCAAACTTTCCCGAGTGGATATCGCTGCAAGCAGACTACACTGAAAATACTCGCATGGCTGAGTCAGACGTTGCCGAAGCACGTCGATCAATGTCAAAGTCAGAGTTCGAA